ATCGTTCCTGGAGAATATACACCAGCAGTGATTGTACCAGCACTAACAGTTGAAGTAGTCGTACCATCAGTTGTATCAATATTACTACCTGAAATCGCAAAGGATGAACCTATTCTTTCAGCAGAAGTATGAGCACTACCAACGCTTAGCTGAACGCTAGAGGCGAAGCGTGATGTAATATCAGCTCTCGCTGCAAGCGGAGCAGTCATCAGTATCATTATGAAAGGTAAAATCCTTTTCATAAAAAATTTGAGTATTTACTACAGTATATATAACTTAATTTTTCCTAAAATTCCATCTCTTGTGCATGACTGGGTTCTAGCAATTCTTCACCTGTATCAGTTAATACATTTTCGACAGGTTCAAAAGGAAGTCTTTCTTTTGCCTGTGGTAATCCTTGCTGACCACCTAGTTGTTCTTGACCAGTTGCAGTGACATCAATGGTTTGATCAAGAATTGGTGCATTGATTTTTTTGTATGTCAATTGTTTTCTATCAGCAACTATAGAACAGTTCTGATTAAGAACCACAAGATCTTGTGCATGTTTCTCCCATCCACAATCACAGTACTGCTGACCTTTCTCGTCATACACTCTGTAAAATGGGTACATGTGTAAAGGGATTCTTCCTTTTGTCATAAGCGTGTTTCACCGTTTGCTAGTTGAGTTGTTTTTAGTAGTTGTTTTTGTACTATTCTAACTTCTTTACCTACATTATAGTTAATCTCATGTATCAATCTATTACCTTGAGCATCATCGCCAACAATAGTAAAGAATTTTCCTGTTCCTTTACCACCTGCTGTTCCTCCCACACCCATACCTGTCTGCATTATTGCTGGTGCAGCAATCAGACAAAATGGTCCTAGGAACATACAACTGGTCATACCAGCAGCAGCACCGATACCAGCTCCAGCAACACCACCTACAATACCACCACCCACATTAAAATCTTTATCTTGTGTGCTCCACTGTACTACATTAACAATTTTGCCATCAGGATGTGTTACACCTGTCTCATCTATAGTAACATCACATTTCTCCCATTTCTCTTCAATAAGACACCTTGGTCCTTTTGCTTTATAAACTGATACTTCTGGTCTTGTTGATCCTGGTCTAATGGAGGATGCTAGTGCAGTCGAAGGCAGTAACATCAACGCAGTCAGTACTGCTAGGGTTCTCTTCATAGAGTTACTCTTTTGTGTAATTTATCTAATGCTGCTTTTACTTCAGCAGTTTCTTCCCATTCCCACACATTACTGTGCTTAGGGTTCTTCTTTTCTTGTGTGAATGTTTTTTTGGTCATTGTTTTTCCATGTGTCGATTAGTAATAAAAGTTCATCTATTCTCTTTCTTGCTACTTCTATTCTCTCATCTGTAGAGTTGCTCATAAGTCATACTCCTTATGCAATCTAATAAACTCGTCATCATCTACTTCGACCTTAATGTCACTCTCAACTGGATCCCAGTTGGTGCAGTCTACCTGCTCTTCATCTACCCAACAAGTTACCTCGTCAGACTCTTGCGACTTTGATTTCTTCATAGAAAATGTCCTCAGGATCTAGTACGGTTTTACAAAACTCTACTACATTTATAAACTCTTGAGGTTCGTCACATTCAACGAGTTTTTCGTCACCATCAGATGAGACACAAAGGATTGACCTTTTGCCTACATTGATGACCACCCTCATAATCCATTCGTCTTCATTGCCCATAGAGTGATGTAACCATATGTTGTTATTGTAGCATGAGAGGATCATGGGGTCAAGTCTCGATTGGGACTTTGTGTCTTATCCCCCTCGTACTCAACCGTAATAGATTTGATATCCTTCCTTTCACCCACGACCATCCATGATATAGTATCAGTGCAACTAGAAGTTTTTGCCTGTATTGTTAATGATCCACCCGTTACTGAACCTTTTATAGCAGTCCATCCCGTCTCATTTGTAGTAAAACATTGAACATTATCAACTAATGCTTCAAATGTGCCAGCACTCATTTCATTGGTAGTATTAATATCAAGTGTAGCAATACCAGCAACTAATGCAGTTTTACCACGATAGATAAGATCTGCCTTTGGACTCTCTATGCAACTATGAGCAAGACGATTAGTTCCACCCTTGACTGGGTGTACAATATCAAATAACTTACTTGTAGCAACAATAGATCCAGACCATGATGCAAATCCACCAATGGATATATCTCCACCAGTGGTTACATTACCTTCAAGATGACTAGTACCCTCAACATGTAAATTAGACATTAAGTCTGTATCATCACAGACATACAATTCCTTCTCTACCTGTAGTTGCTGTAATGTAGTAATACCTGGACGGACTAATACATTACCAGTAAAGATTCTAACATCACCAAATGTTATTTCTGTATGACATTGCTGTATGTCATTAAATCCAGCAAAGATACATGGATCCTCGAAATAATCAACATGATCACCGTGAACATATGGTTTATTTGCCACATCTACTTTATCATTACAATTAAATGAATTTGGATTCGATTCGGCCATTACCCAATACCTCCAAATTTCTTAGCAATTCCTTTTAATTTATTAGGAACACCAGCATCTTTAAACTTAGTAGCAATACCTTTCAGTTCCTCAATGGTTCCACCACCGAGAAGAGTCTTAGTTTGCTCATCAACAATCACATCAATACCTGCCTTAGCAGCATCTAATTGTGCCTTAAGTAGATCACCTTCAGCTTGAATTGCTGCAAGATCAGTAGAATCCAGAATACCAATAATATCTTTCTTCATAGAAGTTAGATTACCAAGTTGCTTAAGTTTGAAATCTTTTGGTACAATTGAATCCATCATAGAAACAGCATCATTACTAAAGTTGCCAATAGTCTTAGCAGCACCCTGACCAACAGATCCTGATCCTATTTTATTAAGAACACCAGTTAGTGCATTACCACCTGGCACAACACCAAGAGCAGATTGTGCTGAAGATGTTAATGAATCAATACTATCTGTTGCTAATATATTACCAATATCCTTAATAGAATCTATACCAGAACCACCACCCATAATACCAGGAAGACCACCTTTAGCAATTGAACCTAATGGACTGTCAATTAATCCAGTAGCTTTATCTACTAAACCACCAGATATACCACCAGTAGCAGCACTCAATGGATCTTTAATAAGACCAGTGGCATCATTTACCATTTTATTAAGTCCTGCAAATCCACCAGCACCAGCAAGAGCACCTTTTGCTTGATCAAGAAGACCACCAGCACCTGATGCTTTTGATACTAGATTCTTAACATCTGCTAAAGGACTTTCAAGACCTAACTTAGCAGACTCTATAGCTGTTTCTATCGGTTCAATACCACCAATATCAGGATTATCAATACCAAGATCTTGGAGACTTAACCCCATTCCTCCTGCTGCTGCACCAGCAACCCCTGCATCTCCTGCAGGACCAGCACCTAGTGCAGTTTCTTGTGATTTAGGATCAAAAACTTTTGATATAACATCATCAGGAACAAATGTATTAGCAAGTACTTTATGCCCCCAAGTATTAGAAACAAGATTACCACGCTTTGCTTTCACTGCAGCAGTATTTGCTTTAATTAATGTACGACCAACACTAGACTGTAAATTAAGATTCCTACCTGCTTTGATATCAATATCCCTATCAGCAGTCATCATTATATCTTTTGCATTAACACGAAGTCTACCCCTATCAGCATTGATAGTGATATCACCTGTACTAGCACTTATTCTAATATCAACACTATTAGGATCATTCTTATCTCCTGCATGAATCTCAATAGACTTATCACATGCCATACGACCTAATCCAGATCCATGACCATGAGCTATTAAAAATACCTCACCATTATCATTAGACCCATAGATCTTAAAAGTCTCTGGACCATCCCTACCCACTCTTGGGTCACCAGACACAATCCTAAAATGCCCACCTCGTGAGTCAACAACTTTTCTTCCGTAATTTTGTGAATCAGTAGCCATCAGGATTTACCTATACAGTCAATTACAGTTAGTACTCCTTCCTGTCTAGCAGGTGGAATATCACCAAAGATCGGTCTGAGGACTGCTCCTCTTCCGTTTTCAGAAAGTATCTTAAGTACTGGTGGCACTTGATATTTAAGAATATTTAGTACCTTGACAGCAACAACACTTCCTGTATCGGGATCAACAACAAGCTCATATGTTGGTCGATCTTTAGCATTAGTCAAAGTAACTCTCTGAGGTTCTGGAACAAGTTCTGTAAATGGATCAGGAACATCAGGAGGCAATGGTACAGTCGGATCTGTTGGATCTGGTCTTGGAGGTTCTGGAGTAATAGTAACTGTTGATGCAGTTCCAGTAATAGGATCTGGGAATCCAACTGGGAATACATTAACAGTTTCATCAATCTTATCACCTGGTACATATCCTGTACCACCATCTTCAACATATACAGTAGTTACTCCTACATTTACATCAGGTTCTTCAACAACTGGGTATCCGTCACCTGGAGTATCAATAACAACACCAACTACTTTACCATCTTCAATTATAGCATGTCCATGAGCACCAGCTCCAATACCACACTTATCTGTGAAACTAATCGCAGGTGGTGATTTATAATTTCTACCAGGAACTTTTATATTAACTCCTATTATACTAGCAGTCTTACTAATACCATCAGCAATACCACCTAAACCACTATTCTCTATAGTCTTACCAAGAACAACCTTACCTATAGCACCTATTCCACCACCACCAAAGATTTGCATCTTAGGACTACCACAATTTTGCTTACCACCAACACAAGATCCACCAGCACTCAGATCTTCAATAAGAGAAGAGATCTCACCAAAACCCCCAAGAGTCTTAGTAACACCAGAAGGTACAATATTACCAAATTTACTCTTAAGTCCACCTGTTAACGCACCCCTTATACCTCCACCACCTATTAGACTACTTGCAGCACCACCTAACAATCCACCACCTAGAGCATTATTAACAACATTACCTGCTATATTACTTAATCCACCACTAGCAAGACCTTGAGCAGCACCAACAATACCACCAACTGCATCAGTTATTCCACCTATTCCAGTTGCAGTCTTATTCATCTGATAAGAAACATAACTAAATGGATCTGCACCCTTCTCTAATGGACCACCAGCAATCTGATACTTTCTAATAGGTGGACATTTATCCTTATTAGTTTGTCCACAATCCAAGAATCCAGAAAAATCTTCTAATACAAGTGATGAACTCCTTAAGAAATCACCAATATCAATACCAATATCAAATATATTACCCAATCCACTGAGAGGACTCTTTAAACCATCAGCAATACCGTTAGTAATCTTATTTAAAAAACTAGCAGCAAAGTTAGTAGCAACACAACCAGAAATACCAAGACCTGATTTAAGCAGATCTTTTAACATATCAGATACAGTACCTCTCAATCCTTCTACTACTTTATTACCAACACATGCTAGAGCATTTTCTACATTTTTAATTTTAGGTATCTCTCCTATCTGTGCTGCTCTACCAGCAGAATGAGCAAGAGAATATGACTGAGGAGTATTCCCCATCTGAGCAAATACTTTTCCAAAAGTATCTTCATATAATTTTTCTAATCCCTCTTGTAACTTTGGTTCAATATGATCGTAAGTAGCATCCATCATACGACCAACAAATCCATTTGCCTGTGTCTCTACTAAATCAGCAACGGCATCAATTTCGGCCTCAAGTTTTTGTCCTGTCAAACTAAATTCTTCGACTCGTCTACCCATGTTCTCAAGTGCCTGTGCCATTCTAGACACAGAACTAGTACTACAAGTATCTGGTGTAATTACATTTTCACCTGAACCATCTTGATCTATATGTTGACCTGTTGTAGCACTAGAGTTAGTTGGTTGACTCTTCTCATTCTGCTCACCAGACTGATTTGGTACTCCAGTTTCAGGATCCTTTTCAGTCTTTGGGTTTACTGGGGTTGTATCAGTAAATGCTGTATATGGTTCAAATGGAGCAGTATACTCACCATCATCATCTACATCATCTGGTCTACCAAAAACACCAAGGATGGCAGGGACTTGTGCATCATCACCATCTAAAAAGAATCCAAATACTACATCACCCTGCTGAAGGATAGTTGAAGTCTGGTAGTTAGCACCACCAGCTCCAGCAGTAGTAGGTAATAAACAAATTGCCCAAGGCAATTCTTCATTCGCAATTCCACCTTCTTCCACCATAGGATGATATCCCATGATGCGAACCTTATATCTATTACTCCATCCTTTTCCTTCATCCAACTGATCAGGCTGAGATTTCCTAGGAGCAATTTGACCGATCCACCATCTGAATCCGTCTCGTCCTACAAATTGACTCTTACCTAATAGAGATTCTTCCATTTAATCGTCATACACTCTACATTCCAGAGAATCTGGGTGATTATCACAATAAACTTCTAGATGCTTGTCTTCATGGCGTGTGTGCCAATCATTGATCTTAGCATCACCAGGATTCTCTTCATCCTCTTCGTGAGCATGAAAAGCATCGTTATGAAGTTTCAAATCTTCTTCTGTATATTCAATCATGCCATGATTGACATGCTCTTTATGATCCTTTGGATCAATGTAAGATTCATGATTTAAATCGTGTTCTGGAACTTTAGTTGACATAGTTAGATTCCTGAGGTATCTCGAACAATCTTCATGGCAGTGTACGATTCGTTTCTGCCAAAGAAATGACTGATCTCCTTGATAATATATAGACCGCTTTGAGTATAGTCGGTCTTGTCCTCTTCTGCAACTTCAGGAAACATACACTTAATAGTATCACCAGCATTTAAAGACACATTGACTGGTACTTGAATAGAAACAATCTGTGTAAATAACGATTTATATCTAGTTATTGCTTGTCCAACATCTTCAGTCTCATCCATATTTATCGTTGTAGCAGCAATACCAACAGATTTTGGTTCTAGACATCCAGTAGCATACACCGATGTAACGATTCTATGTGCCATTTCTGGTTTGGAAAATTCTTTATTAGCTATTGGTGGTGGACATTTTTCATTATCTGAACCGAGAGTTTCCTGTACATTCTCTTCCTGTGAAAATATAGCATTATCTGGTTTAGTAAACTTAAAACTATTAGGATCAAAATAAATTCTATATGTTGAATATTCTCCACCCCTTTGAGATGCTATTACATCACCATTATCTACAGTATAACTTAAAATTTTTGTAAAAGATTTTTCTGGATTTTCAAGGGCTTCATTTGACCTATCATAATAATATGTTTCAGATGGTTTATCATCTTTGATTAAAGATTCTACAGATCTAAACCTCATCCCTTTAGTTGTCTGCCATAAGAAAAATCCAGCACTAACAACACCTTGTCCATCACCACTAGAAGTAGCAGGAACTGCTCTCTTGGCTAACATTGGAGCAATAGTAAGGGGTTTTCTCATATTACCTATGAAATTAATACTCTTTGTAGTGTCTTCAATAACATCAATACCATCTTCTTCACAATTAATTTTTTTCAACAAATCTTTAATTATATCACTAATTTTAGTAGCTTTATATTTTTCAACCACCCTTCTATTTAAATTAATCATACCCTCCTTTGAAATCAAATGCAATATAAAAGTTTCCATTTGCTTATCTTGCATATAATTCGTCATTTTATTAACGAACATTTCAATTTCAAATGTGCCAGGAGTATTACCTCTATGAATTTCTATAGGAGTTGTAACATGAATCTTAACTCTTTCACCTCCTTTAATAGGTATACCATTATATAAACCCTGACCTGCTACATCATCTCCAGTAGTAGCTACCTTCATAATAGCAGTAAAACACGGAGATGTTAAATTTTCAAAAAATTGCAAATATTGACATTTAACCTTAAGCTGCGTGGCTTCACCACCAGTATTAGGCACTATTTCTATAGATTCATATGTACTACCCTGTGTTGGTGATGCCATTAGGTAAACTGACTATTAATTTGATTTACAGCAGTTAAAGTATTATCAACCACAATTATAGTCTCGTCTTCTTCACGAGATCTTCCATTTCCACCAGCAACTGTAGTGTTACCTCCTGTATTTATCGGTACAGTAACAATCTTTTTCTTTTTCTTTGGAGTAATCTCATCCATCTCTAAATTAGTATCAGTTTTACTCATAAGATCCTCAAAACCAATCAATTCGTTGTTCTTATAACGAATTACATTTTTGTAATGATTAATAAATCTGTTAACTCCAGATTGTCTTTTTGTATCACCATCTATTTTATACTGTTCCAGTCTTATTTCTGCATCGGCAAGTTTCTTTTCATATGCTGCAATTTCTTTTTTTAATTGTACAGGATCAATTGAATCTTTCTCAGAAACAGAATTTAATGATGCGGTATCAACTTCTGATTCTGTATCTGATTTTAAACCAAGACCTTCAACAGTAACATTATTATTAGATTCAACCTTCTCTACTGGTACTTCTGCAATATTTGTTTTAACATCATTGGAATTTACTGATTTAAATTTAGCAAATGCTTGATCTATGTTTACCTGATTAATCTTAGTTCCATCACCGTCCTCACCCTCAACAGATTGATTAATATGTGGAAATAAAACTCCCAAATTTTTCTTTGCAATATCAGGATTCTCTGAAATAATTTCAGCAGTAACATTCCTTGCTTGCATCATAGTCCATGCCATTACATCCTGATTCTTTTCAGTGAATTTATCACTTGGTTTTAAACCTGCTGCTTGTGCTAATGATATCAATCCCTTTAAACCATACTTTCCAACACCTTCACCATCTCCCCTTAAATCCTCAACTTTTTTAATGCTCATATCAGTTAATCCTTCCACAGGTTTACCACCAACCTGATCAACACCTAAAGTACCCACTTCTTTCAATATAGGTGACCAATTCATCTCAGCACCTAATGATAAATTCCCTTTTCTTTTTTCTGCCTCGGCTAAAACTTTCTTCTCACTATCAGGACTTGATGTATAATCAGTAATAGCTTTATTAATACCATCCCATGATTTATTCCATTGATCAACTACACCTCCTTCACCATTCACACCATTTACTGCTTTATCCAACTCGGCCATCTCTTTCTTTAACTCATCAGATTTAAAGAAAGCTGCTTTAATACCATCTTTCTCATAATCTGCCATAAACTGATTAACAACATCACCAAGTTCTTTGGCCACACCCATTATACTTTTAAAAAACTCCATGACATGACCAAAGACCTTCTTTGCCATTGACATAAATTTAGTAATTTCTTCAATTAATTTTGGTAATTTATCAAGCAACCACCCACCAAGAAGAGAAGCAACTACAGTCATTAATCTTTTAAAGAATCCACCTGTACTTTTTTTAATTTTATCACCAAAGTTCTCAGTTTTGTCTGCTTTTGGTTGTGCTTCAATCAGTGCTTCATCTTCTTCCTTTGCCTTGGTATCTAATAACTTCTGCATTTCAATTTTCTGATCAGCACCTGCAGCTGCCTTTGCCTCTACCTTATCAGTCAAAGATGCTTTAATACCAGCAGCAGTATCTTGGATTGAGAACAACCCATATGAAAATATTTCAAATGCTTCTTTAGTTGGTATTAATTTCATTACCCTAGACCGTATACACTATTAAAAAATAAATCATAAGGATCATTACCATTAGATGTTGCCAATTGAGTCAATTCCTTATCATTAGAACCAGATTTAACAAGAGAGTTAGTTCCTTTTGTATTATTACCACCACTCGTTTCTATTGGAACTACTTCTATATCTACATCACTTTCAACACTCTGAGATATTAATGTATCATCTTTTATAATACCATCAACATCACTCTTCAAATCTCCAGTTTGATTAGCAGGATTGAGAATATCATCTATATTAAAATCGAGTTTTGGAGCAAATTCATATTGATCAGACCATAAGAACATTTGTGCATTATTTGCCCATCCCTCACCTGTGATACGCTTATCTTTATTCCTAAACCTTGATTCTTCTAAGATATCTGCTACTTTATCAATATTACCAAAATCTTTTTGGTTTAAAGCTTCCTTCTCACTAAGATCCATTACGCTATACTCTCTAACTATTGCAAGAACCTCTTTAATTGTCTTATCCTCAGTACTACCTTCTAGTTTAATAATATTTTCTTTAGTTTGATTAAAAGCAAGTGTCAATTTCTCTTTATTGCTTGTTAATTTTGCTATTGCTGCTTGATCACCAGCAGAAGTTGCTGCTTCCAAATCTGTTAAGGTTCCTTGTAAGGCATCATCAATCATTACCATCTTACGATATGCATTAGTTATAGAATTAAGAAGAGTAACATCTTCTTTTTCAAAACCAGCAAATCTAGTTTTCGACTTAATAGCTCTTAATACTGTTTGTGCTGGTGTATCCTTAGCAAGTTGATGTGCTCTTAATGAATTCATAAACATCATTGCTGCTTGTGTTGAAGCATAATCCCCACCCTGCAATCCTACTGATAGTGTTGTTAAATCTTCATTTGCATCATGAAGAGCAGTATTCGTTTCAACCACTTTTTCAGCAAGATTTAAAGACTCATCTGCTTCTATTTCTTTTCGTTTCTCTTCATACTTAGCCCATATACCTTTAGCTTGTTGAAATGCTAAAACACCAGCAACAATAGCAGCCATAACCAACCAAGTTGCTGGATTTCCTAGAAGAGCAACTGCAGCAGGAATTTTAAACAACATATTAGTGGCAATAGAACTAACAGCACCAGCAATTGCACCTGTTATAGCAGATTGTGCTAAGAAAATACCACCAATAACACCTAATGCTGTAGTAACATTTTTAGCAATATCTTTTAATTTTTCAGTATCACCTTCTTGCCATGCTTTTAATGCATCACCTGCCTTATCAATCATCCAACCACCAAATAATGCAAGCATTGCATCCATAAATCTTTGGAATACATTCTTTACATTCTTAGTACCCTTCTCTACTGGTTCAACTAATTCTTTTTCCGTTTCTAATTCAAGAAATTTTTCTGCACCTTCCTTCTTCTGAGCATCAAGTTGTTGTTGATCTGCTTTATCTTGATCCCTTTCAATTTCTTTATCTACAGCAATATCTTCTGCAATTATATCTCTGATTCCAAGTAAACTCTGATTAATATTGAGAATTGATTGATTAATATCTTGAAATAGTTCTTGAGTTATACCACTCTTTTCCAGTACATCTACTTTTTTTTCTAACGCAATAACTCTAGTAAGAGTTTTCCTTTGTGTGCCAAAAGATTTCGACATCGTTGCATGACTAGCGAACGACATCTCTTTCTTCTGACCTTCTGGAACTGGTAAATCCATTACTGTTGTTTTGCCTTTAGATTCTCATCTTCAATATGTTGTTTCAATAAACTAATATATATCTCCCTCTCCCAAGGGATCATATTTTCAATGTCACTTAAACTATATTTATGATGCTGCATGAGGGCAAAATTGATCTTGTAGTATGATACAAGATCCTCATGGAGCATCGCTAGTTGAAAAAAGCTGCTAATCCCTCCAACGGAATAACATTATCAACTTTAGTTTTAGGATTAGTTACCGTTATTTCATGCTTTAGTTTTGGCATTGTAGTAAAGAACTTCTCTACTTCCTTAAACTGTTTAGATCCTAACTGTTCCAAAAATTCTTTCATTTCTTTAGGGGTAGAATCTGCCGCAGTCCATTCTTCTTCAGCACTAAAAATCATATCTACACAACTTACGATCATATCAAGAGACTTATCAAATCCTGGTCCTACCGCAAAATTATCTGCAATAAACTGATCCAATGAAGGGTACTTCATCCTCAATGTCAAAGTCTCATCTAATTTAATATCCTTAGTGTGATCAGGATCTTCTATAACCTGAATCTCATCTAGATTAACAGTAACAGGAACCTTTGTTACACCATCATCAGGACATGTAACTTGAATATCTACAGACTCTCCAACTGACTTACCTCTAACATTAAGGAATAGATATTCAATATCAAATGTAGATAACTTATCAATCTTTATACCCCTTGTCAAAATACAGTTACCCAATACTTGTTTAACTGCACGAGCAATATCTTTTATTTCATTACTCTCCATTGCAATGACAAGAATCTTTTCTTCTTTAACTAGAAAAGGTCTATATCTAATCTTTTTTCCTGACGAAGGAATAACCAACTCATAGGTTGGTGCATTAATCTTTGGTAGTGCCATCAGTTTTTTCCTTTAATTATACCACATATGTAAGCCAATGTGGATTTGAATGCATTGCCTTCTAACTCTTCAAACATAAACATATTCAAACGAAATGCATTGTTTGCTTCAGAGACAATAGCAGAGAGCTGTGATTCTGTCACAGGCAGTGTATTTAGTGTGGCACGATAGTTATTTTTAAACTCCTTCTTATTCTCTATTAAAGGGAACTCATAAAAATCTAAACCACCATCATCTAACTTAAGAGCGTTCTTAGCAATATTTCTAAGGATCTGACCCCCAGAGAGATCACCCAGATATCTAGTATAATGATGACCCACAAGAAGTTCAGTCTGGTCATGTGCTACTTCACGGATACGATTAATATACTGTTGACATGCTTCAGTAGGATAAATGGTCTTGTCCCAACCTTCTCCATAAAAATACTCACAGTCTTTTGCTAAACTACGATGTCTATAAAGTTCCTTCATGTTTAATGGTCCTACAATAGGATCATCTTTCAATCTTAAAACTTCTACCTCCATCGCTTGATAGATAAAGTAATAGTTAGCAACAAGTTGCCTATAACTCCTTTTACTTACTACTCCACGAAGAAATGAACTAACAAACTTTGTATTCTCTGCAGCAGAGTGTGATTGCTTAGTCCCTTCTTTTAATTGTTGGGCTAATCCCATAATAAATCTCCATTATGTACAGTATATCATAATTTATGCAATATTTCCACTACTAGGATTTGCATGAAAATCTCCTGTAGGATTATTTGGAACAAACTTATTAGTTTCTGAAGAGAAAGATTTATCTGATTGTATATTTTCAGAACCTGTTACTTCAGCAGCATTAGTTTTCTGATCACCAGCAATACCACTATTACCAACAGCACTAGGAGTACTTACTGCTGAAGCACCAGCTTCTGCAGCACCATCTTGCTGTAATACACTACTGGTACGACTCAAACTATCCAATTTACCAAAGTAATAACGATCATATGCAAAGGTAACAGTGCATTCAAGAACCTGAGCACTTTCATATGAAACAGGCATTGATGTTACATTAACAGGGAATGCATTAAGGAAAGTATATTCAACATTTCTAAAATGATCTTTATCAAATTTTTGTATTCTTATAGTATCTACTTTATATTCTGAAGGATACTGCATTCTATGATAATATGCCTTCTCATGTTTTGAAACTTGTCCATCAGAACCAGAAGCAATAAAATCCTGCCACAACTCAAAGAATTGAAGAACTCTATAATCAGAGTCAACATAAAAAGTAAAAGTACTATCAGTATAAACCCTAGAATGAGCCATCTTCTCAACTATACCCATTCTATTACCTTCAATCTGTGCTGTAGCAAAAGAAGTTGCTGGTAGTTCTGCAGCATTACAATATAAACCAAGATCTCTACCAATAAAATAATTACTAACAAGAGGAGATTTACTACTAATATAACCTCTCAGTTTTTGCAATGAAGCAAATCCAGAGAAGAATACCTCATAATGATTAGTAGTAGCAACCTTTTGAAACTGACTGACTATGCTTTTAGTTTTTTTTACTCGTGGGTAACTTGGCACAATAAATACCTAAAGGGATCTTACGACATATGGCTCGATCAGGAAGATACAGACCTTCTAATATAAAAAAGTATAGAGGGGACTATCGTAACATTATTTATCGCAGTTCCTGGGAAAGAGTGTTTATGAAGTATTGTGATAAGAATGATAATATAATAGAATGGGGTAGTGAAGAGGTTATTATACCCTACAGATCACCACTTGATAACAGATTACATAGATATTTTCCTGACTTTTATATAAAAGTAAAAGACCTTTCGGGAGTACCTAAGAAGTATATTATTGAAATTAAACCTAAAAGACAATGCACTGAACCAAAAATTCAGAAGACTAAAAGTAGAA